AGATGTTTTGGCTTCGCCGTAGTATTCACGGGCAAAACCTTGAGAGATTAGACCTTGACGCAGGCTCTTGCCGTCTAGAATAACATCTCCCAACACACGACCACCATACTTGTCCCAGTCCATGAGTACAATTTGTCGCTTTTGACTGTTAGCAATTGCTTGTTTTGTGAATGCTGTGGCTGCTTCGCCACGTTGTGCTTCACTTGGGCACTGTGCTCTGTGTCCTTTTTCAGGGGTATCTACCCCAAACACACGAATGCTGAGTTCAGGTTTGAGTGGTGCCGGTAACCAAGTGGCTTGAATGCCTACAGTGTCTCCGTCAATCACGCGAGTAATCACAGCGTCGTAAACAACGCCAGGTTTTTGTTTGGGTTGTGCTAGCACCAGGCAAGGCACAACAAGTAAAAGTAAGAGTAGTTTTTTCATATTAATATTAAGTGTAGTACACAATTTCACCTGTGGTGGGATTGTATGCCATTTGATAAAAGCCTGCAGGCAGTCCACTGGAACCACCGTTGCGCACAGGTTTCACTGTGAATGTGTTGGCGGTGGTTTGATCTAATGGACCACCAGAGGCATTTAGAATAATTGAGTTGTTGGCTTGACTGATGTCACCAGCATTAGATCCAATTGCTATAGCATAGGTGCCTTGGCTTGAGTTACCAGCAAAGTTTCCAATGGCTACTGAACTATTACCTTGTGATGCTATTCCGGCACCGTATCCAACTGCTACTGTTCGCTCACCCTGTGCCAAATTACCAGCATACGATCCTATGGCCACTGCATAAGGACTTTGATTGGAGAATCCAGCTCGTTGTCCCACTGCTACTGATTGGATACCTTGTGTGGTTGTTCCGGCGCTGTCCCCAACTGCTACAGAATATGCACCTTGTGTGGTTTGCCCGGCTTGCTTACCAACAGCAACTGATTGTATGCCTTGGGCAACCTGGCCTGAATATAGTCCAATGGCAACTGATTGTGTGCCTTGAGTATTTTCACCTGCACCGTGGCCAACAGCCACTGCATCATCACCTTGCAAAGCAGTGGCGCCACCGGCATTTTGTCCGATTGCCACTGCTGTTGATCCCTGGATAACACCGGCATTTTCTCCAATTGCAACACTTTGATTACCTTGACTGGTCAATCCGGCACGAGCACCAATGGCTACTGAACTTATGCCTTGAGTAGTATACCCTGCGGCAGTACCTATAGCAATAGCATTGGCTTGTTGGTTACCATAACCTGCGGCAAACCCTAGGGCAATAGCATTGGCACTTTGGCCGGAATACGCTGTTCCATACCCAATAGCTATGGCAGTATTTCCTTGACTGGTACCAGCGTTGGTTCCCAGAGCAATACTAGCCGGGCCATTAGCATTGTTTTTATCGCCCAATGTAGCCCAGGTTTCAGTGCCAGAACCGCTTGCAATTAGTGTAAGACTTCCACTAGAATTGCCTACATACAAGTTATCGTTAGTTTGATCTACCACAAGTTCGCCTGGTCGAGCATTTCCGTTGTAGTCGGCCAATGTTATCTGAGCATTGTCCTTCATTGCGGCACGTGATATGCCGGTGATGTTGTCGTATGGTGGTGGTGGATTGGCCATAATAATCTCTAACTTTCTTTGCTAGGAATATTTAGCCATTATGTTAATAACCTTTAAACGGCTTAACAGGGCTTTGTGTGTCTACAAATGTGGGTTCTGTACTGTCAGGGGTTGATACTAGTCGTTTACCGCCAGGTGTGGCAGTCATGGTCAATGCAGTATCAATCACTTGAGCAATGCTGCCATTCATGCCAGCAACAACTCCGTGTTCACCAAATGCTGTTTCTGAGTCCCAGGCAGGTGATTTATCAGTAATACCATCTGTGCCAGCATCGCTACGGGCTCTGGCCATGGCCACACCAAATCTATAGTTGTTGTAAGGATCTGAGGCACTGAGTCCAGGAACCACATAAGTGTACCGCATGGGAGCAGCCTGCTCCTGTGGCAATTCTTTTTGTTCAGCAATGAACTCACGTGCTCGCATCAGTAACCTTTAAATCCTTGTACGGGGCTTTGTGTGTTGGTACTGACCAATTCTTCTGAGTCCATGTTGCCTGAATTTAAGTCAGTATACTCAGCGCCAGCCGCTCGGAATGCTTGCTTGAGCATTTCGTGTTCAATTCTAGTGTATGGATAGGCACCACGTTTTTTTCCTATCCAACTTTTTTCATCCATGTCCAGTACGTCGCCTGATCCGTCAGCCATGGCCACTGCCATCATCACGCGATTCAGAGTGTAGTCACTGTTGGCACGTTCGCCGTCGCCAAATATGGTCAGACCTACCGTGGCGGCTTGACGACGTTTGCCAATCTTGCCGTCACGCTCAGTGATAAACTCCTGTGCTCTCATCAGCTGCCTGCGCCAATCACTCCTGCGGTAGCAGAACTTGCTGTGCCCAGTTCTAGTGCTGTCCAGTTTGAACCTGTGATGGTAACCCTGTTACCAGCGCCGGAATATGTTTCAAAAACTGTGTTGGCAGGAATGTTAATAGCCGCAGAGTACAAGTTACCTGCCGCGGCTGCTGTGCCCAGAGCCACAGCATACACTTGACATGTGACTGCTGTGTTTCCTGTGGAAATTTGCAATTTGTCTGTGTACACAACTGCGTTTGAAAGACTTGTATAAACGTTGGCCATTACTTTTTATCCTGTGGAGGGATTGCAATCACTGGTTGAAACAACTGACGTGTTTGATCTAACACGCCAGGAATGTCCACGGGCTGTTGCTTGTAGCCATTGTTGGCCGGACTGTGAGGATTCATCACAGGTGGGTTTGTCAGTACTGATTCATTTAGTTTCTTGGTCATATTAAACTCCGTATTGTCCTTTGTATGCTTTCCAAAGATTAGCAGTAGAAGCAAGGATACCTTCGTCTACTTTTTCCATGTCGCCGTCGCCGTCTAGGTCAGCCTCTTCTTTGCCAGCAGCACGTGCCTTGGCTAGATTTCCAGTGAACAGGTTGCCTTCTTCGGTCTTTTCTTCGTCAACTTCTTTTTTCTTGACTCCGGCCATTTCCATCATGCGGTGTAGTGCATCTTCTTCTGCTTCTGCATAGCTGTGTTGACGATCGTCTTGACTAGCTAACACAGGTACTGTGCTTTGACCAGTTGACTTGGGCTTGTTCAATCCACCTGCATACTGTAATGCATCATCGTTGGTTTCTGTGTTTGTTGGCCAGTTAGGTTCATTGTCTGACACTGCGGGTGCAGCTTCGTCCATTCCTTCGTCACCACATGAGCAATCAGGAGTACCGCAGCCACATGCTGACTTGTAACCACCACCGCCATAGCCTTCGTTGTCACCACCACCTAGGCCTGCTGACTTCAACAGTGTTGCTAGTTTTAATGCATCTTCGTCGCTGGCAGTGATAGTTAGACTTTGGCCGCCTTCTGTTGAGTCGCTCATGTTAACGCTCATTGACTCTGTTAGTTGACTCATGCTTTCAGCAATCATGTTTTCTAAGTCACGGTTCATGCTGTCGTAGATGCCGCCGCCGAACTTCATGCCGCCTTTGGACGGTGTGCTGTCAGTAGTTTCTTCAGTTTTTTCTTTCTTGCCTTCTGATTTTTTCTTTTCAGGTAGACCTTTGTGCTTGGTGCTGGCAAAATCTTCTGCATCGCCCTTCTTCATTGTTTTGGCAACCTTGGCAACTGCTCCACTAGCAGGCTTTTCACCTTTTTGTGTTGCATGAACCATGCCCATAAACTTTTGTTGCTTCTTGCTTACTGCTTTTTCGTCCAGCTCTTGTTCGCCTTTGCTGATTTTGTAACCAGCTTTTTTCAACATGGCCATGGCGGCTTTCAACTCGTCGTTGCCTTCGTGCTCGCCTTCCATTGGACCGTAGTCTTCGGTAGTTTTGCGACCGCCCTTGTGTTTGGTAGCTTTAGCTGTCACACGCTCTGGCCCTTTTGGTGCGCTCTTTGGACGACCACGACCACGCTTTTCACCGTCTGCTGGTTTGTCATCATCTGAGCCAACTGAATATCCAGTGTTTTGATCAACACGTCGAGTTACTTTACGACCAGTTGCAGTATGTTCAATGTCGTGCAATGCGCCGTGCTCAGTGCTGCCAACTTTTGGTTTCTCTCCACGTGGCTTCTTCCATGATGTAAACGGATTGTTGTCATCGTCGGACTCATCAACTTCTGGACGAGATTTACGCATACGGCTTTGACCTGGACCTTTTAGTTTGTCTAGTGGATCTTCTTCTTCATCTGAACCACCATACACCCCAGGAGCTGCTTTGTGCTTGATACCAGTGCTAGTTTTAGTTACTGTACCGCTCTTGCGAGTTGGGTTACCACCCAAGGCATTCTTCATTGCTTCAGCAGCAACGTCGCCCAGCATCTCGTCGACTTCTTTCTTGGCGCCAGCAATCTTGTCAGCAAAAGTAATTTTGTCTTTGGGCTCGGCAAGTGCAGCAAAACTCTTGGCTTTTGCCGGCGACATTTTTTCTTTGATCTGCTTGGGATTTGGTTCATCACCAGGTTTCATGCCAGTTTGTGGTACACCCATCTTGCGCTGTAGGTCACGGATCATATCAGCATCACTGCCGTGTCCAACAGTATCCATGGCTTTGCTGGCCACCTTCTTAACAGCACCGCCTACTTTGCGAGCCATGTCACCAAGGCCTTCTTCGACACTGTCGTCATACTTGTCGTACTTGGCACGTACTGGGTCAAGGTCCTTGCCCTCGCGGCCTGCTTTGGCCAGGGCTTCCATGCCCTCTTTGCCGTATTTTTCGTAGCCTTTAGCAGCACGACTCATGTCACGCTCATTGAGTTGTGTGTTAGTTGACTGTGTACCAACCGCAGCCAGTCTTTTGTTTAAATCATAGAAAAATGTCATTTTGGTTTATCCTCTTGGGTTACGACCAGTTGCCGGCCGGGGTTGACGCTTGATATTGGTCATAGGACTCTTATTGCCCTGTGGTAATTCATTTGTGGTTCTTGCAGGGGGAGTTTTGCCACCAGCAATGGTAAAGTCGCTACGATAAGCGTTTTTTAATACTGCATGATCATAGGGACCAGTTGCATAATCCTTCTTCAATGCACGTTGCTCAGCATCATCTGCTGGATACGTTGGATCATCTAACAAGTTTTTGTTTTGATCCTCAATCTTGGTATTCTCAGTGTTTAAACTTTCTTCGTAGCCAACAGTGTTCATTACAATACGATTTGGATCAAGGCCCAACAACTGTGCAAGTTGTTTGATCTGTGGTTCAATAGCAGGGTATTTGAACTCAACATCAACAATAGTTAATGTTTCGTTGGGAAAAGCAGGAAAATCTGGGATGTTCTTGCGAACAGGCGAAGTCTTTGGTGTAGACATTTTTACAATGTCAAATTGAGACAGTTTGCCTTCAAGATCTTTGGTAAAGCCAGTGGGCACATCTCCAACTATCTTTATGCGATAGTTGTATGTACGTTCACTTTCGGCCAGGTATTTTGCAAATGGTTTCATGTCAGTGTCCTATTATATATTTATTCTTTTTTGGCGTTTCCCTTGAGCAGACGTTCTAGTAAATCATTACGATTTAGAACCACGCCTTGTGCAGTTTGTGTTGCACCCCCGGTTTCGTCTGCTGCCGCGCCGTCACGGTCTAGTTTGAGCTTTTTCATCTGCAAATCAACCATCTTGAGTTTTTTGTTTAGTTTAGCAGTTTTTGCTGTGATAGCATGTCCTAGCATTGTACCAGCAGTGGAGAAAATCTCTGCGGCAAAACGTGAGTCTACCTGCATACCAAGATCCATTAGATCCTTGTAACTGTCTTTGGCTAAGTTTGCTAACTCGTCCATTTCTTCGTCACTGGCATCAAGTCCTTTAACAGCTGGTAGTGCTGTGTCGATCTTGTCAATAGCATCATCAATCATAGCCAGTTGAGCCTTGGTTTCTTCAACCGTAGGAATATCAGTTTCTGTGTCAACAGTTACCGATGTTGGTAAATCAAAAAGGTCTTCAAGTTTCCGCGTCATGCGGATATTTATGGATCAATTACGACCGTTGGCAAACATATCGTTTTCAGTGATTACCCTAAAAGTAAGCCCTTGACGAGCACACCACTTCTGAGCAGCAGCCCATTTGGCATAATTAACCGCCACTACGGCACGGTCTCTTGAGCTCATTTTGCTTTCAATCACACTTTGTTTTTTGGGTTTGATTTCAATCAACTCAGCTCGTACTGTGTTGTTCTTTTGACGATACGTAATCAGGAAGTCAGGCACATAGTTACTTTTCTTGCCTGTTACTGGATTCATATAAGGGATAGCAATGCTTTCGCTGGCCCATTGTAGCACATTGTCATTGGTATCGCAGAATCTCATAAAGCTGTGTTCCCAACCAGATCGATACCTTGGGGTACCGCGGCCAACATATTTTGTGGGATTTTGTACCACGTACTGACCTTGGGCCCAACGACTCATTGTATTACACTTCTAGCTGCATAGTAGTTGGGAGTAGCACTAACGTTTACGCCCAACAATGTTGCACGGCTTCTAATCATGTTCATGTAATAGGCCATGTTCACGTTTAGTTGCATACCAACTGATCCTTGAAAACTCTGCAACAATGTCATCACAGGAATCTTGGTATCTTCTGCAACACGAAACAAACTCACAGTAAAGTTACCAGCAATGGTATTGTCTTCCATTACACTTTTAAAGTAAGTGAGTACTGCATCGTATTCGTTTACAGGAACATCAAGTTCAAACTCGTAGAATCGATCAAACACTCTGACTGTTAAGTCTTGATTGAAATTGGTATAATTTACTGAGGCCATGATCTACTTATCCGCCTGTTCTAGGACCTGTTCCAGGAGCAGGAAACAAGAAACCGTTGGCAGCATTTGCAGTGGTACGAATTGCACCAGGCAAAGAACCTTTGATTACAGAAGTACCTAGTGCTGTAGCTTCACTCATTGCAATGCTCTTGAGGTTTTTGCCTTTTAATGTGCCGTACGCTGTACCAGCTTTTTGTACTGCACCTAGTAATCCCAACACACTTCCGCTTTGTAAGTCTTGACTGATGCCGGCGGCAACGTCTAGTAAGCCGCCTTGTCCCAGAATTGATTCGGTAGATCCTGGACGAGAGATAGGACTACGAACTGTATCGTAGTGGGCTGGATTTCCAAATCCAGCTGCTTTGTTGTTTGGAGCACCTTGATAGTATTTTACTGTTTCATATGCCACAGTCATCGAGTTTTGCATTATGCCCGTACCCTGTGCATAGTCATACTGGTCGTGACTCCAGTTTGTAATAACAGGATTAATTAGTACATATTCAGCGTACTTGTGCGACTGATCAAAACCAAAGATTCTAATATCAGTAAAAAATGGTGGCTTGCCAGAAGAGTCAGTATTGCCGTCTGTGATACTCTCACCAATATATCCCCAGTCGTTTACCAATCTGTCTTGATTGTAAATGTCTCTAGTGGGATAGTTAAATCCGGCTGTACGGTTTGCCTGACCACCTAAACTACCGTTGTAGTTGTTGTCGTTGCCGTACTTTTGTGTTGGGTCCTTGTAGTAGTAGCTGTAATAGTTGTACCACATGTTACGAACTAGGTCATTACTATCATCGTGGAATGTAATTGTAACTGGATCATAGTTGATTTTAGTCTGTACAATGCGCTTGCGATTGTACTGATTTAATGTTTCTGTTTGAATGTTGTACTTAGGTAAGTCAACAGTTTTAACCACGAGGCTCAAATTGCTTTCGTCTGTTAAGCCGAGAGCGCCACGTAGTTTAGGAATTTGTGCAATGTTTAAGGAGAATGCCACATGGAACAAGAACTTAAATCTAGGTTTAAGCTCGTATCCATTGCTTCGGAAGACTTTACTTGCGTGAGTGTAATCACGCAAGTTGTCTACATTAGTGAAGCCCTTGAGAAAATCTTGGCCCCAAGTCATTAAAAATTACTCGTCAATTAAGCTGTACCAGCACCAGTAACAACATCACCGACCACACGGCCAATAGTGTTACCAACGCCGCCGCCACCTTGATTGCCTTGGTTAGCGTTATCGTAAGCAATTGTCAAGTTGATTGTTACAGGAGCACTTTCAGCATAGCTCATGCCGCCGTAGTCTGCGCTCTTGATATAGCAACCATATAGTTCCCAGCTTTCGAGAACCACTGGCTCAGCAGCACCATTGCCACCGTCTAATACTTCTAATACAGTTGTGAACTTGTAATCAATACCAGCTGAGGCAGAAGCCATTTCCATAAAGTCCATTTGTTTCTGCAATTGCTCGCCAACACGCTTGCTAACTGCGCCAGTTGAGTCGTCACGGATTTCGCATGTGATGTCTGCCCATGTGGGCTTACCGGCCAGCTTTAAGGTGCTGTTGTAGATTGGCAATGTAATTTCTTCAAAGCTCAAGTTTGGGCGAGTGAAGGTCATTACTTGCTTAGTAATCTCTGTAGAAGGGGTCGAAATGCCAAAGTTCTGGAATAGTACACGGAAGCGGTACTTGAGCTTGGGCATCAACAAGCCTTGATCTGCCTGGCCGCCTAGCGGGACCGACATTCTTTGTAGTGATGAAACTGCCATTTTTGATATCTCCTGTTACGTTTATTTACCTTGAAACGGAGGCCCGGTTAAAGGCCCCCATTTTTATTAGGCTGCTGTTCCTGATATCTCGCCAGTGTTCTTTAAACGCAATGGAATATAGATAAATTCCACGGCTTTAACTGGTTCAATAGCAATGTCAACCCACAGTTCGTTTCTGTCGATTCGTGCTGGTGTGTTGTTGCTCAAGTCGCAAACTACTAGGTAGTCGTAAATGCCTCGCTTGGCGATCAAGTCAATCATCAAACTGTTGATTGTGTTGGTGATCTCACTACGAGTAATTTCGTCGTTTGGTTCAAACAAATATAACTTGCCAATTTCTTCCAAACGTCCACGCAAGAACGCAACCAAACGTGATACGTTGATACGGTCTAGCGAACTAGTAATACTAGTTGTGGTCTTATTACCAAAGTTAGTAATACCAACACCTGGAATAAAGGTAATTGGGTTGATGTCGTTTTCATACAAGACATCACGTAGGCCTTGGCCAACGTTGATCTGAATGAATTCGCCTGTGGCTGCATCAATGTAACCAATTGCTGTAGCGTTGTCAATAACACCACGGCGTGTGCCAGCTGGGGCTAACCATGGATAGCTTACTTCATCGCTACGGATAATAGTACGCATCATCATGTGTGACGGTGGTTGTACCACTGGGTTACCACCAAGGTCAGTGGTCTGGCAACTTGGGTAGAAAGTAGCCATGTACTGACTTGCAGACACTAGACCATCTTCTGTAATAAGACCTAAGCCACCGTTGTTTGTTGCCCAATTAGCAACATCAGTGCCTGTGCCTGGCAAGCGCATTGGAGTATCGCCCACAACAAACAATGTGTTGTTGCGCTCGTTACTCAAAGCAATCATGTTAGGCATCAACTCTGGATAAGCAGGTGTTGCAATCAGGGTGTACTGAATCTGTTCTTCACGAGCAGTCAAGCTAGTGTCAATACCAGCTTTCATTGCTTGTACAACTAGCTGACGCTGTGCTTGACGACCTGACCACATAGAACCATTGTCCTTGTTGCCGCTAGCGGTTAACCAAGTGTTGGTTTCTGCAGGTAGGGTATCATCAGGGAAGGTATTTGCATTGAAGTAGTTACTTGCAAAGCTCTTTACATTGTATCCTGAGCGGCGTGTGTTGAACAACAACATACCTTGTGGATATAGTGAAGGATCTGGAGCGTCCAGGTCCAAATAGTCGCTAGTTAACAAGCTAACGATTGTTGGGATAGGATCTGTAATTGGGTCAGTAGTACCATTTGGTGCCCAACGTGCATCTGCAAACAAGATACCGTTTTCAGTAACTTGGTCAGCAGTGTCAACAGCTACCCATTGATCAACAGCGTTAACTATTTCCCAACGATACAATGCTGGATAGTTCTCAAGGTCAGCTGTGTCAATCCACAGATCGCCATAAGCAAGTGCAGTAAGACCATCTGTTTGAACAGTAGGTGCAGTTGCAGCAACGATTGGACCTGTTGCGTTTGTTTCAGCTAGATCAAATCCTCGAACATCGTTGGCAACGTTTTGATAACCTACCCATGCGCCATTGTTCTGGATCATGATGTCTGCTTCACTTACTGTGCTGTAGTACCACAAACGACCGTTCGCAGGATCTTGATCTGGTGTAACTGAGTCTGTTGTGTATGTGAATGTTGGATCTGATACCCAGTTACTACAGAACAGTGTGTCGGCAATACGGGCCGACTCACGAATTCCTGTGACTGATGTAGTGAAGCCTGCAATTGATACCGGTGTTCCACTTATGTTACGCAATGATATTGTACCACCTATGCTGCTTGTTAACACAATAGCACCGGATGAATTAATACTGGCACTAACATACGGAATATTTGCAGAACTTACCGCTGCAACAAATGCAGATGCTGTTGTTCCGCTAATAGTTACTGTTGTACCCACTGATGTGGCTGTACCTGGTTGGCTAGCAAAAATAGCAAACGAACTGCCGTTTACAAACGGACCAGGGCTTGTTGTACTTCCAGTGATAACTGTTGCGCCAAGTGCATAACGCTCAAGAATTTCAAACGCCATTGTTGGGTTTGTGCTAGGGCTAGCAACTTCAGTGCTGTTTACGCCAACTGCGTCCCATTGCACATAGGTTGAACCAGCAGGAATGTTTTTGCCGCCACCTGTTGGATCTAATCCAGCATTAGCTGCCAAGTCAGTGTAGTATGCAGGACAATCTTGAGTTACAAATGTACCCAAAGCTGAACTATAAACTTTAACTTTCAGACTCAAGCCGTTGTTAACTGGGCTTACGTTGTTCCATACAGAACCTGTAGGACGAGGACTAGTGTCAGTTGTTCTCCAACGTGGACTTTGATAGCTGTATGCTGGATAGTATTCTGGAGCATAGTATACGTCTCCTACAATACCTAAAGCAGCCAACAATGCAGATCCACCGCTTCCGGTTGGTTCAACAGAAATAATACCACCGTCACCAGTAGAACCATCGTTGGTTGCAGATGAGTTAGCATACAATGCTAGTTTACCACTAACTGAAGCAGCAGTAATACCAATACCAGTTAGTGCAGTAGTAATAGCAGCAGCCAAGCCGGCTACAGTGTTAGTTACAGGAACTGCAACAGAACTACCGTTAAGAACAATTTCGCTACCAACTGTCAAGCTAGTAGGTGTGGCTGTACCTGTCACAGTAGGCCATGATTTTTTCCAATCGTCGCCACCAACTACCACCCAAGCATTGCTGGAGTTTTTGTAGTAACCAACGTTAAAGTAGTCAACTGCGCTGATTGCATAGTCGCCAATGCTACCAATGCTGGTCAATGGTGTGAAATCACCAGCAGCAAAGTTAACTACATCAGCTGTGTCTGTAATAACAATAGGTGTTTTTACAGTGAATGTGTTGGTAGTTTGGCTCCACTCTTGGATACCCCAAGTGCTGGTAGAAGCGTCTAACCAATATGTGCCGTTAGACGGGCTACCTGTAGGACGAGCTAGACTAGCCGTTAGTTCTGACAAGTCAATGTTCACACGTTGAACGTATGCGCGGTTGGTAATGCCTAGTGAACTGTATGCAGCAAGCAAACCGTATTCGTTGAGTTCGTAACCGTTGATAGGTGTACCAGTAGTTGTCTGATAGAAGAATGGTACGCCAAATGTGGCGGCCAAGTCTCTCTGACTGGTGATGAGATATGTTTTGTTAGCGTTTGCAGCAAGTGTGCCCGCAGCTACCGTTACTCCGCTAGCACTTACTTTGTTTTGTGCGGTTGCAATGAGGAAATACGGTACGGTGTTAACCGCTGATGGGATATATTGACTTTCGTCAATTACTGTTACTTCTACGCCTGGTGATATTAAAGCCATGGTCGATGATTCCTTTTCAAGATACAATATTTATGGGTATATTCAAAAAAGGTGCCGTTACGGTGCCCTTTGCCAAAGGTCCGCCATAAATACTGCATGCAAAGACCCTTATGTAAAGCCTGTAATCAACGACCCTGTGCTGTAAACTACCATCGTGAGGATGTGGCACACTATCGTCGTCGATGTGAGAGCTGTTCAAGAAAAGGAAAAGGCATCAAGCCCAGGATACCACGCTGGCAAGCAGCAGGCTATAAGAAAAAAATGCAGTGTGACAAATGTGGGTTTAGAGCTCGCTACTCAGCGCAGATTTTGGTATATCACCTAGACGGAGATCTAAACAATGTTACTAGCAAAAATCTAACGTGTGTGTGTCGTAACTGTACCGAGGAGATTACCAGGAGCGACTTGCCCTGGCGACCAGGTGATTTAACTCCTGATCTTTAACAGAGTAGTCATCAACTCACGAGTGTTGCGCTTTAGATCTTCAAGTGTACCGTTATTATCAATAACATAGTCAGCCATCCAAATTTCCAAGCTCATGCTGGAACGGTCTTCGGCAGGTAAGTGATCACTTCTATCTACCCAAATAGCATAATCAAATACGTTGGTATTACGCATAGCATGAAACTCACTTTTGTTCCGCAATCCGCAGTAGATTGAGTTTTCAGCAAAGATTTCCCGTCCCAGTCTAGCAAAATCGTCCTTGCAGTATGCATGGATCATGTCATACCATTCGGATCTATGATTGTGTCGATCTTCAAAGCACTGTGCATAAGTGGTATACCCATACTTAGGTTTAAGCGCATCGTAGATAAACTTTTCAGCACAAAAATCAGAACTAGAGCGGAAACTGTAGTTGAATTCTTCACGCAAGATATCACATACAGTGTCTTTGCCGTGGCGAGCATTGCCAATAACAAGCAGTTTAGGAAGGGTCATTTGAGTTGAGTTACGTTAAGATGTTTAAGCGTGTTTTGCAACATACTAATTTGTCTGCGGCAGTCTTCTAGCGCATGGTGGCTAGTAGGAGGAATAGGCTGATCAGGCCACAAGCTGAACACAGTACGACTGTCTCGCACCATGTAGTATTTCCAGGGCAAAGGCTTGCGATAGCTTTTGTAAGCATGCTCTAGGATGTTCATGTCGTATGTGGGACCTTGTGCCCAGATTCTACTGGAGTGCCAAATCAGCTTGCCTAGTTCGTCTAGAGCTTGATCTAGGGGAATACGGTCTTGTTCATTGAATGCTTCGTCTCGTGCATGTGCAGGTTGTGTGGCCCACCATTCGATTGTGCTTTGATCAATAGCACGATTTTCTTGGCTTTCTAGCGTTACCCTAGCATAGTAGGACTTGCCCGAATAGCCTTGCTCAAAAGGGTCAAAGCTCTGGGCTGCAATAGTGAGTATGCATGTGTCTGGGCCAGTAGCTAGCCCTTCTAAGTCAATCATTAAATCTGCCATGTGTTAGTATAACACACTGACAAATAACATGCAATCTAGCTGTTAGCCAATTACCCAAGTTAAGGGCTGGCTTGCATCTACATAGTTCTTCAGCTGTTCTAGCAGTAGATCAATTTGGGTCTGGCCTTCTGCTTTCATAGCACTACCGTTAAGTGAGCCACCACCTTGTGGACCAGCAATACTAGCAAACTTTTCACGTGCTTCACCAATCATAATCTTACAGTTGGCTACCATGTAGTCTCGTATCCACTGTGAGATTTGATAGTCGCTTAACAACACAAACTCTGGTTTCAGATTATAGGACCAAAGTAAAACGTTCTCACCAGTGCCTTTTGGGTCACGCACTAGCTGTAGTTTTTTAGTTACAGGGTTCCAGGTGTAGTTCATGTAGCCGCCAAACATACGTGCGGCAAGTTCAACATACTGCGAGTAAAAGTCGTAAGTGGCCAAGCCGCCTGCCACATTGAAGTTCATTAGATACACGTTCAAGCTGGCTTGAGCAAACGGGTCAAAGTTACTTGCAAACGGTCCTGTGGAGTCACCAAATGTACGACGGAAAATTTGTCGAACGCTTACTACTTCTTGGGGCAGTGTGTATATGTTTACATCTCGTACCAGCTCCAAGAAGCTGTAGCTTTCTTCGTACGCATTAGCGGCTCGCTGACGATAAGTGCCAAGTGTTTTCTGATACGCTGCCTCATAGTGGGCAGGATCCAACTCGATGTCAATCATTTGATCACCGAGTTGGAGTTTTACGTATTCAATTAAATTTTGCTTGAGTACTTCAAGCGAGTTTTGCTGTTGTTCTGCCATTGGGGGACTCCGTCCCCTTTATTTACCAGCTTTTAAGAATGATCAAGTTCTCTGTACCGCGTCCATTAAACGCTGTTTCAGTTGCTTTAATATCCTTAAAGAACTTTCGGCTTGCGGGCTTGCCGCCTGCTAACAGTGTTTTGATCTGTTCTGCTGGCTTACGCAGAGTCTTTTGTTGAGACTCCACAGTGCTAAATCCAATGATAGCATTGTTCTTGACTGTAAACACCTTGGTGTATTCGTCTGCCATAATATGAATCAACTTGCGTTTTTTAGTGTCGTACAACCAGGCTTCTGCTTTGTCTACTAAGGTTGCGGCTGCTTGTCCTTTGAGCTTGAGCTCTGCAAATTCCATGATGCATTTGAATTTTGCGGCTTTCTTTTCTGGTGGCACTGCTCGGACTGCACGTGGCTTACGCTCAACCTTTTTAATCTGCACATATGCACCACAGTCTGAGATCACTAGCTCACAGAACTTTACACAAGATTTCAACTGCACCTTGGTCATGTAGCTGTAGCCTTGCACTAGGTCAGCATCTTTTCCTGCCACTGCGGCTTCAAACTCTACAAGTTTACGTGTCCAAATTTGTTTAATGTCATTCACCATTTGTGGTGCAATATTCATTGAGCGCATGAGTACCACTGGTTTGTAGTCAGCGTTGAGTTTGGC